TATGATTCATCAGGTACTTTGTTAAATACTTATCCTTCTATGAAGGATATTCTAGAAAAAAATCCAACTTTTACTGCTTCCAGCATATATAATGCTTGCAATGGGTATAAACCTCATTATAGGCAATTTATTTGGAAGAAAGAACTAAAGATATAGTCCGACACTTCAGGAAACTGAAGATTAACAGGTATGAAGTTCATACTACCCGAACCTAGCAATCAAAAATCGTTTATTTCCCGAGCATCTCTCAGAGAAGTTCTGTGATGTATACGAGGACTTGTATAAGCTACGGAAGTCTATTCCCAAAAGTGATCCGAGAAACGGGGCGTACAAGCTTGCGTTAAACTCGGTTTGATTTTGCACAAATCAGCAATCTTTATTGTATTTAACTGTGGTTTATAGTATATTATATTAAATTATGATTATTATGAATACAGGAATATATGAGATAAAGTGCAAAGAGAATGGTAAATCCTACATAGGGTCTACCAGAGTTAGTTTTGCAAAAAGGATCTATCATCATTTTTTATCGTTAGAGAATAAAACTCATAAGAATAAGCATCTTCAGAATGCTTTTGATAAATATGGTTATGAAGCCTTTGAATTTAGTATTTTACAACGTGTTCCAAAGAATCAATGTCTTGCTATCGAGCAAAAGTATATTGATTCTAGAGATTGGAATATGTTATTTAATATTAATCCATTAGCGACAGATTCTATTCATTTAACCTCTAAGCAATTACAAGATAGAGGTAAAAGTCTTCGAGAATTCAACAAGAAAGCTCGAAAATACTTTAAACAAGTGAAGGCGTCTAAACTTAGATTAAAAGACGTTCCCGAAAAATACCAAAAGCAGGTTTCTAAGTGGTTGAAACCCGTATGGAATACAGGAAAGAAAATGTCGAAAGCGCATAATAAAAAGCTTTCTGCGGCAGCGAAAACAAGAAAGATTAGTCAGAAAGGACGTAAACAAAGACAAAAAGCATTCTCAGCTAGAGTGCCTGATGTTTATGTGTATAACCAATCTAAAACTCTACTTGGTAAGTATACTTCTGCGGCAGAGCTTGAGCGACAATCCTTGAAAAAATCGTTTGAATTAATTGATCACATGATTCTTCGAAACCCTAACGGGAGAAACGGATTACCTGCTCATATTTTACGTGCGCCTAATGTGAATAAAGCAACTAAAACTGGAAAACCTTACAAAGGATTACTATTTTCAGTAAGCCCTCTCAGCTAGTAATAGTTGAGTTAGCAGAGGATGAATTCAGGGAAACCTAAGCCGAAAGGTATGGCAATCCTGAGCGAAGCCTGAGGTACACTTCAGGAACGTGCAGAGACTACTGGAGAACTATAGTGTTCTTAATAACCAGCTAGAGCGTCCTCCATCCCTATGGGATGATGATATAGTCCAGCCCACATAGAAATATGTGATTATGCTGTTACGGTAAATCCAACGACAAATGGTCATTCCTATATGACCGCCAATTTACAATGTCCATTACCATTAATGGGCAGTTGCTCTTAGCCATGTTAGCTGAAAAGCTTACAAAAGCAGGAGCCCAGGTCATCATGGCCAACACTGATGGTCTCGAGTGTATAATCTCGAAAGTCGATTACGACGCCATCATCAAGATCTGCGAGGAGTGGGAGTCTCTCACCAACCTTACCCTTGAGTATGAAACATATAGAAAGATGTTTGTAGCAAACGTAAATAATTACTGTGCGATCACGACGTCTGGAAAGCTTAAACAAAAGGGTGCGTTCGAGGTTAATAAATGGATAAATAAAGACCACAGCAAACGCGTTGTGCCCATTGCCGTACAAGAGTATGTGCAGAATGGCACGCCGGTCGAAGTCACTATACGGAACCACGATAAAGTCGAAGACTTCTTCGTATTCGTTAGGTGTAAAAAAACGTCCATGCTTTGCCACGAATTAGATGGTGAGGATTCCCCTCTGCAGCGGATCAATAGGCTAATCGTATCGAAATCAGGAGTGCCGATGTATAAGCGGTTCACCGATGGACGTAAGATAGGAGTCTATGTAGGAAATCTTTTATCGGATTTCAATCTTATTACTGATGAGAAGTTAGAAGACGTAGAGATCAATTATGATTACTACATTAAAGAGGCTAACAAACTTATTCAGTCCGTTGAATCTTTTAACGATTTATTCTAATGAAGAGAGCATTAACGATAGCACTCATCTTGAGCTTCTTTTTCTTCGGTTCTTGCGATGACTGGGGAAGCCCGATGAGTTCTGCCCAAAACCAGACGGTTCAAGGCAAGCAACAAGGTCCTATCTTAGGAGCCAAGACTTTGGACATTTCTATTGATGACAAATGGGTTGTCAAGAATGTAACGCCCCTGGATCCGAATGCTAAGCCGGATACTCCCAACCCCATGTGTGTTGCGCTTGTGGAGATGGAGGGAACGAACGGTGAGGTTGTAAGTTTGCGAATCAAATGTGAGTGCTATGGGCCCTCATTACAAGGAAGACATTTACAATTTTTAATTCATGACCCAGATAACCCCAAAAGACCTGACGGATCGTCTAATCGACCTAACGACAGTGTCGATGGATCTGGTACAGGCCGAACAAATAGCTCGGCTAAAAAGTGAAGAAGTAAGAAAACAAACAATGAGTGACGAGAAAAAGAAAAAGGATCCAACAGTAGTTCGGATTCATGTCAATTTCGCCACCTACCTAAAATACTGGGTCGAGGTAGTCGTCTTTGCGATGTTCTTCTTCGAAGCCCTGTATGCTGCCTATCTAGGAAGTCACTTTGGCGTACCTAGTTTGATTAGAGTTGGAGTTCACTCGACACAGGCATTTGCTTGTATCTTTTTCTCCATCGCTTTCTTCTCAATTATTAGGCAGATGATTGAGTTGGGTCAGAAAATTGACAAAAAGAATAAACAAAATCAGATTGTTGGGTTCATCCGGCTGTCCTCGTTATTTATAGCGGTGATTGTAGCTGGACTATTCACCTATAAAGGTCCATGGACCTTGTTCAATTTGATTTCATCGATGGCAACAGGAGTAGACCAGTATACGGGAATGCTATTCCCCAATGGAGCAACTCTTGTTGTCGAAGCTGCTGAAAAATGTGGATGGTGGCTCAACACGAATTGTTGGGTTGATGTTCTATCCGCAAACCCGTTTTTACCGGCTCCGTTCGGTAGTGTGGTATTCCATTACGCACTTCTAATCATCCTATTGTTACAGAATAGTGATGTATTACTGCTTGTAAAAAATGCGTCTGCTTCCTCTAGTAAAGGAGGTGGCGGAACTAAGAAACCTAAAAAACGACCTAACTCTGGTGGATCTGGAGGTGGTAATTCAGGCGGTGGAGGAAGTGGCTCGGGAAAGAAGACGGGCAAGGTGAAGAATCGACCGAAGGGGGGAGTAATCTAACTCCGCCTATAACGTCGGAAGTTCAAGATGATCTTGAGATTCTGTTGCCTTTGCTCTACATCACTAAAAAGCAGAAGTCATACCCTGACATTGAGGATTGGATGGCTAAGTACTCAACCGAGGACTTAATCAAACAAGCCAAAGATGACAGGAAACACTTTCAGAAAAATCCATCTAGGTATAAAGGGGCCGAAATGGATAATGTGGCGAGAGCTAAATGGAGAGTTGGTTCAAAGTGGATGGCAGCAGTGATATCTTGGGCCTTGCCCCACGTAACGGAATTTACCTTTGATAAAACAGTAGGAAACAGAGCTGTGAATCTTGGAGATGTTTTATACACTCTTAGTCACCATACCGAATTTGACACTAACTTCGGTTATCTGGAAAAGCAATTTCCTAGATTCAACCAGTATGTGGCAGACTATGTATCCTACCATCTCGAAGGTACATACAAAAGCAAACCGAGGTCACCTTTCCCTCAAGCTCTTAGTGAGTTTAAGAGAGCTCTTAGCGGTCGTATTAGGCAAACACCTGATGATTACAGCAAAGAGGATCTTATTCGCGATATTGATTATCAGATTAAGACAAGGAAGGACCGTGATGAAGATTTAGAAATCTTTTGGAAGAACAACAGAAGCAAGTAATCGACTTAGTCCAAAAGGACGCGGTTGGCTCCTTGCTTGACAAAGATAAGGATGTTCTGTCGGGAACCCTACTCATGGGTACTGGAACGGGGAAAACCAAAGTTGCGATCGACACGATCAAGGCATTGGGTAAGTACTTAGAAGGTACTCCTAGAGTATTATGGGTTACTCCGACAGAACGCCTTAGAGATGTAGATGCTCCAGCTGAATTTGATAAATGGAAAGCAAAAGATGAGAAAGAGAATACAACATTCATATGTTATAGTTCTCTAACTAAGCTTAGAGGAGAAGAGTTTGATCTGTGTATATTTGATGAGTGTCATCATATTACAGAGAACAATATTCAATTCATTTTTAATAACGATATCAAGAGGTTAGTATGCGTGACTGCTACGTTCCCTGAAGATGAAGTTAAAGCTGAATTAATTCAACGACTTGCTCCTATTAGATTCACTTATTCTATTGAAGACGCTATTGACGATGAAATAGTGAAGAAGGTTAATATCCATGTCTGTTACACATCTCTAGAAGATGAAACAAAAGACATAGAGGTAAAGACTAAAGACCATCATTTCTGGACTACTGAAAAGCGTCAGTATGAGTATTACACTAAGGAAGTAGAAAAATATAAACATGTATATTTCTCGGATCCAACAGAGAAAAAGAAACAACTCTGGTTTGGTAAGATAGGAAGACGATCAAACTTCATATATAATCTACCATCTAAGATTCGAGCCGCGAAGAAATTTTTACTCACTCTCCCCGACGATGAACCCGTATTAGTTTATGGGAAACGCATAGACGCAATCAATCAACTTGATATGGGTACGTTCCATTCCAAGAAGAAAGATTCAAGTGATCTCGACGCGTTCTGTTCTGGGGAGTCAAAAAGACTAGCAGTGGTAGACGGCCTCAATGAGGGCGCTAATCTACCACATCTCAAAACTATTGTTGTAATGAGTTTAGATTCTAAGAAATTAAATCTGACTCAACGCGTAGGTCGCGCTGTCCGTAAGGACGGAGACCAAGAGGCCAATGTTTACATTTTTGTGAGCAAGGGTACTCAAGATGAAGTTTGGTTTAGGAAGGCCATCCAAGCCTTTCAACGCACAACTATTAATTATTTCAATATTCAATAGGAAGCCAAATGGCAGACAACAAATTAAAAAACAACCCCAAAGAAACTCAGGAACAAAAAGCCGCTCGTATCGCTAAGGAAGCTGCAGAGAAGGTAGCTGCTGAAACTGCAGCTCGTGAGAAGCGAGATAAGGAGGCCACTGAGAAAGCAATGGCTGAAAGCCGCAAAAAGGTTCAGACCAACCTGGATAAGATCCAGAAAAACATGGCAACCGCCACCGATGTAGCTGAGTCCATGAAGGACGAGATCGCTGCTGCGAAAGAAGCTAAGGAGAAAGAGGAAGCTGAGAACCAGAAGCCTCATCCTGACAGCAAAGTAGGGGGGATCCCTATGGCTCGCAAAGAGGACGGTAGCTTGAATGGTCGTAACGGACCTCCAGAGGAAGCAGACGATGATCCTATCGTTGCCGGAGTGAAGAACTCTATGAATTTCTCTCTGTGGACCTGGCCCACTACCTGGAAGCCAAACCTGGCTAATTGGTCTCCCAAGATCAATGTGAACAGTATTGGTGCCCGGTTAATCCCTGCTGGCGTTATTGCCATCGCCCTGTTCCTGGTTCTTCAGGTTCAACTCAAAAGTAGTCTGAGAGCTCTTAGCGCCACAATGCAAGAGCAAATGGACGAAGAGATCGACCGGCTTCAGAATGACTTTAATGAGCGGATGATTGTCAAAGACAGCGTCATCCTGTCCCAAAAAGACATCATTGCTCAGGACTCTGCCGTTATTAGTGACCAAATTGGTATCATTGATAACCTGGAAGAAGAGAACTATCAGCTTCAGGTTGACCTGAATGCTTCACAGTCTCAGGTTCGTGATGCTAACCGGCAAACCCGGGAAGCTACTCAAACCCTTCAAAATTTCCAGAGAGATTATCAAGTTATTTCTGAAATGAACGAGACCCTTCAGGAGAGCCTTATAACCCATAAGGTGAACACATACCGTCTCGAGAGAATTCTTGCTCAAGAAGATCAGAAACAGATCATCGAAGCAAACGGAATGTTCGTTGAGGTTAGCTTACAGATATCTAACGATAGCCTCATTGTTGTTCCGACTCGAGCTGGCTATGACCGCCAGACTTTGACATCAAGGTAAACGCTATAATTGGAGAGTAGGGAAACCTACTCTCCTTCATTCATATGAATTACACAGTTGTATTTTACGAATCTGGAAAACACTTCTACGCTATCTTGTATAAGATAACGAATAATTCTGCTCCTTCTTTTAAGAAGGGTTTAGACATCTACCGAAAGCTTGATATGATGTATAAGAGTGCTATAAATGTTAGTCGAAAGATTGTTATGGACTATTATAGCTCTATTACTTATGCATATCATATCGTTAATGAGAATCAACTATCTCCATGCATGTTTGAAAGTATTCAAGCCGTACAAGGAGTTGCACAGGATTCCCCCATCAGATACGTAACTCTTGCTTCTTACAACAAGAAAGATTTGCGTCAGAAGATGAAGACTGCGTTCATTAGAGATGTATGTCGCCGACTTCCTTTAGGAAACTATTCCTTTATATATTATAATGACGGGCAAGGACTCGTCCAAGAAAAGCTTATTATGACTTATCTCGCCGAAGAGAATGGGTCATTTAAGTACGAATTAATTTGATCAATGTATCTTCAAATGCTCAAGGTAGACCGTGATTTCGGTCTGCAAGGCGGGACAACCCGCAAAATATATCAAGAGCTGAAGAGATTAGGAATAATTGAAGATACTCCTATAATTCTTGATTTTGATCTGACTCCTGAACACGTAAAGGAGTTTAGACAGGTTTTCTCCAAGAAAACAACCTTCAAGAAAGGCTTAATGAGCGATACCGCCCATGTTACTGCTCTCCTAGAGTGGTTCCTTCTGGTAAATCCAGATTATGAGTGGACTGAGATCGTTGATGCGGCCAAACGCTACGTTCAGGATAGGCTCGATTCCGATGCCCCTGATATGATCATGAGAGCTGATAACTTCATCAAGAAATTGTATGAAGACGGCACTCACTCAAGCAGATTGCTTGAATATTTAGAGACTGAAGAAACTGAATCCACAAATAACACAACGGACAACTGGATATGATTCAATTGACTTACTTCACAACATTTAGAGTCATTTTCAATGCTATCAACAAATTCTATGGTCATATGCCTCAGAAAGAAAGAGGAAATTACCTATGTTACATCACCAAAGATGGTTGGTTTGATGCTAAACAAGGAATCGAAAGCTTGAAAAAGGTTGATATAGTGCTCATCCCGAAAAGATCTAACGAGCATTTGGACATTATTACGTCCTCTAGCAAATACAGACAATTCATGTCAAGTCATCAATATATAGGTAGCTTCGGCTTCTTATTTACGATGAATCCTGATTGGTCTGTTGTTGACTTTTCAAGATGGAACATCCGAAGACTGCGAATTTCTTCTGAATGCTTTAAGATTACTCTTAACAGACGTAAGAAGATTTGTAAAGGCAGTAAGAGGATTCCTGAATGCTTATATCGCAACACTAGCACTGTTTGTGTATGTGAAAAAGTGTATGAAATAAGTCAACAAATTAAGGAGAATATCCGAAAAAATTAGTATCTTTATACTCTATGACGACTCTCGAAAGGATAAAAAAGAACAAACAAAATTGGGAGTCGGGGAACTATAACTGTATACCCTTTGAGGGGTTAGGTAAGATTGAGAAATTCATTCCAGGAATTATGCAATCAACCTATTACATCGTAACTGCAAACTCAGGCGTTGGTAAATCCAAGCTTATGCGTAGTATGTTTGTACATCACCCTGTAGATTGGGCAATTAAGAATGGGAAGAAAATCAAAGTCTTCCTTTTTTCTTTTGAAGAAAGTCGACAAAAGTTTGAGCTTACAGAAATGAGCAGGGAGCTCTACACTCGTTTTAAAATTCGTAAGAATACGAGAGAGCTCCTATCGGTTGGTAGATTTAATACTATCAGTCATGATACCATTAGTAAGCTTGAACAAACAACGCCTCGACTAAATAAATTTTTTGATAATGTAACGATTATTGACGATATTAGAGATCCTGATAGGATGTTTAACATCGTTAGAGCATATTTGCTCAGGAATGGAACTGTTAAAATGGAGACTCGAGAAGAGTATAATTCTGATACTAACGAGTATGAGGAAATTTCATTTGAAAGTGAGTACATTCCTAATGATCCAGAGCAATACACTCTAGTAGTGGTTGACCATGCTAGCTTAATCCGGGCCAAAAAGAAATCGGATAGAGAAGCTATGAAATATTGGTCTGACACACTTGCTCTTAAACTACGAGACTTTTATGGCTGTACAATAATAGACGTACAGCAACAATCAGCAGCCCAAGAATCAGTAGAACGTGCCAAGGCTAAGAAATTAGAGCCTAGTATGGACGGTCTCGGCGATTCAAAGCTGACTGGAAGGAATGCGAATGTCATTCTAGGGTTATTCGATGCCTCCCGACACGACTTGGGAAGCTATGGTAAATACGATATTAATATTCTTGGCAACCATTTTAGGATGCTAAAGATTATTAAGGATCGAGACGGAATACCAAATGTGAAAATGCCTCTCTATTTCGATGGAGCTATAGACTTCTTCCATGAATTACCCAAGGCTGATGAAATGCAGCCAATTTACGATGTTCTGACAGATTCGTCTCTGACGTATTCAGAACAACAGGAGAAAGTGAAACATATGTTGACAGTAAAATCTAATAAACAATCAACGTCATGAATCGCTAATTTATGAATCTCCATATTCCTGGTCCCGATGAGTGGACCGAAGCTACTGTACATAACCCCCGCCTCTTGATATTATTCGGTGCAACTAAAGTCGGGAAAACAACTCAAATTGTTGAATTCCAAAACTGGTTGAAGAAACACAAACCGAATATGACCTCCATGATTCTCGATACAGAGAAAGGTACTGCTCCTATCAAACAGAAGAAGAGGGCTACAAACCTTCAAAGTCTGAATGATTTGAAAGCATATATTGCACATGGAAAGAAGAACAAAGTGGACTTCCTCGTACTAGATACTCTCGATGTTATTGTTGAATGGGTTGAAAAACTTGTTTGCGAAACACATGAAGTAGAGTCAATCGGAGACCTTGCCTTTGGTAAGGGCTACGGATTAGTTAGAGAGAAGGTCATGAACGTGATCAACCATCTGAAAGATTGTTGCGATCACCTTGTTCTGATTGGTCATAGAAAGAAGACGCTGATTGGTACTGATTCTGTCGAAGTTAACGTTAGCTCACTGGACTTGTCTGGTAAGTTGAAAAACGTTGTTTGCGCAGATGCAGATGCTATTGGTTATATGTTCCGAGGAGATGAAGGCGAACTTAGAGTTTCCTTTAAGGCTTCGGATGACATTGAAGCTGGTTCGAGATTTGATCATCTAGTAGATGTATTCGATTTCGACTGGTCGAGGATATTTGTCAACATTGAAGAAAATACTACGGATACAACCCAACAATGAGACAAATTGAAAGCTTAAATGAAAATTAACACTAACAAAATCGTAACTCCAAAAGCAGGAATCAATAATGTAACCATGGGTAAGCCATACGTCGGTATGCGTGGAGCCTATAAAATGGTATCAATCCCTTTCTATACTAAAGGAGCAGACTATCCTAAGGATGCTTCATGGTTCATCCCCCAACAACCTACTTCGTGGGCTACTGTTGACGAACTAGCCTCTAAGATGGCAAGAGAGATCATGGAAGTCTATGAACTCTTCATCCCACTTGAGCAAATGGAAGGACAAGAATTCTCTTCTTTTGAAGATATGATTTCGAAATTTAATCAACTTTTACCTGAAGATTTTACTACAAAAAACCTGGAAGTCGTAATGTGTTATGGCAAGCCTAATAAAGAAGGAAAAACCTATCTTAATGTGGCTAGCGAAAACCGTTACCGTAAGGAGCTCGTTGGGAAACGTTGGTTCCGTGATCCGTCCACTGAATCTGAACCTCTATCATGGGGAGATGATTTTCAGAAGAGACTGACACAAGTACAGGTACCCACAAAAACAGTTACTATTAATCAGCCTACTGGTGACGCATCAGTAGACGAAGTACAGATATAAATCTATTAGTCTGCCTCTACGGGGGCAGGCTTTTCTTGTTTCTATTATGAACATTTCTACCTCGACATACTTGCCCTGCACATGGCAGAACATATTAAAGAAGTCTGAGGAGATTTACGGAGACAAGTACTATGTTCAGATTGACATTATCCAAGATGTCATGGGGTATGAAATAACTACCGATGGAACAAAATACTTGAATACTCTACGTGGTGAACAAAACCCATCGTGCCAATTTGTTGTTGGCGATGCAGATGAGATCATTCGCCTTGTCGATTTCGCAGCTAAGAAGTACAATCGCTGCTCTTGTTTCGATCTTTTGATGCTAAAGTCTGAAAATGACGTACGCCCAATCCGCACATTCTCTGAATGTTTAAAAGTCGTAAATGAACGATATGGCTTAGGATTAGGACGAAGTCAGCAGACAATCATCGATCACAAAGACCGAACCTACCAAAAAACCAAGATACACTACGGTGCATCTGCTCCAGATATCAGAATCAGAAGTCTGGATGGTTTCTCCGAAAAAGCAATGGATTACTGGCATACCTTTGGTATTGACCCAGCTGAATTCAATGCTAACACAGAAAACGAGAAGATTTATGAGGTCGTGACGTATTACTATACTGATCGTTCCGGAGCTTGGATCCAAGTAACTCCTAGTAACTTATGCTTTGCATTTTACTTTGAGGATACTAACAAGTTCAAAATCTACACCCCCTTCCCACAGGAAAAGGAAAAGAAGTTCTTCACGAACTGTTCTGTTGACGATATTTTTGGTCAGCATGACTATGACCCAGATTCTCCTGTTATAGTAACAAAATCCTGGAAGGATAGAGTTGCTCTAAAACAGCTTGGTTTTAATGTTATTGCCTTTCAGAATGAAGGGTGTGAACCGAATATCGAGGTAAATGGTTATATACTATTTGACAATGATGAGCCGGGTCGAGTAGCTGGTAAAATCCTAGCT